GTTCAGGATTTAGAACAATGGCTTGGAACTAGGGAGTGAATTTCGAATACTTCTTCCCCACATTACCTTTGTTGACACAGGCACAATGCCGTGACATCGAAAACCCCGACATTTTCTTTCCTGAAGGAAAAGTCGAAGAGGCAAACAGTCTCCCAATCGCTCGCAGTATTTGCGAAGGTTGTATAGAACGAAAGGAGTGCTTGGAATACGCACTTGCAGAAAACATCCCATTTGGGATTTGGGCAGGAACGACACCAAAGGAGCGTGGAGTTTATGTTCAAAGAAGGCGCAAAAAGTTCGGCAAGAATAACGCCGAGACGATTCGCAGACTTCATCTGCAAGGAAGAACACCAAAAGAAATCTCAGTTGCTTTGAATGTTGACCTTTCGTACACAACGCAAGTTCTTCGCAAGGCAGGGGTGAAATCAGAGGGAGAACTCCAATCACAACTCAAAACAAAAAACTCATCAGGGGGATTGCAATTATGATCAGCGTAAATGGTTTGACATCAATGGTTGTCAATGCCGCATTCGCTCCACAAATTGCAGTTCCTGCATCCGTTGTCTATTCAGAGCGACCACCGCTTGCCCAGGTAAATCCGAAGGAAGTGGCTCGTGATTTGCTTACAACTAAGCAATACAAATGTTTTTCCGCGTTGATTGGCAAAGAATCAGCCTGGAAAGATGCAAAAAACCCAACGAGTTCAGCTCAAGGCATCGGCCAACTGCTTGACTCTACTTATCGCAATCTTGGAATGGAACATTCTGAGTCTAAGGTGTCACAACTTGTGGCAACTCTCGCCTATATCCATCGGCGCCATGTGTCTCCATGCTCTGCTTGGTCACACTTCCAAAAATTCAATTGGTACTGAAAAGATTCGGGGGAATTACAAGTGACCATTGAAATTGAACACAAGCGTGTTGTCTTAGATGATGACATTGCATCTTGGCTCAAACAATACAAAGAAGCGTTGAGCAAGATAAAAGAATGGCAAGAAGTTGCCGACATAGCTCGTTCGCACCTTGAAAGCGCATTGGGCGATGCTGAAGTTGGTATGTACCAGGGCAACGAGGTTGTCCGATGGTCATTTGTTGAATCAAGACGAATTGATGTCAAGAAGGCACGAGAAATCCTGCCTGATCAGGTCATTCAGTTGCTTGAGATTCCAACAACTTCACGCCGCTTCACAGTTGTCGAGAGTGGTGAGCAATGAGCATCATCACGCCTATCTCACCACTTCTCGATGAACCACCTTTCACGCCATATGAAGATGATGAAGAGGATGATGAATAAATGACATTCGTTGCTCCGCATAAGCCTTCAAAGGTGTTGGCAGATGAACTTGCTGAAATCATTACAAAGGCAGGTCAATGGTCGCCACGCTCAAAGCAAATTGCCATCGGCCCATCTGAAATTGGGCATGAATGCTCACGCCGTCTTGCGTACAAACTTCTTGATTGGGAAAAGATCAATGAGGGTGGAAGCAGCAGTTGGAGCGCCCAGGTGGGAACGGCAATTCACGCTTACTTGGCAGAGGTCTTTGGCAAGATTGAAGGATATGAAGTAGAGCAACGAGTCACCATTCGTTCGGGTCTGTCAGGTTCAATTGACTTATTTGATGTCAACCGTGGAATCGTGATGGATTGGAAAACCACCTCATCTAAGCAAATTGAAACGCGCAGAAAAGAAGGCGCGACCAAGCAACAATTGATTCAGACTCAGCTTTATGGTTACGGCAAAGCACAGCAAGGTGCAACCGTCAACCATGTTGCACTTGTGTATTTACCGACATCAGGTTCACTTGATGAGATGCACCTGGAGATGTATGAGTATGATGAGCAGGTTGCATTGGATGCACTTGCTCGCATTGATAGTTTATACACGCTTCTTTCAACAGTTGATGTTGAGAGCAATCCGCAAATGTGGGATTTAATACCTGCCGAACCGACAAGACTGTGCAGTTATTGCCCCTATTTTTTACCGTATAGCAAAGATTTATCTCGCGCCTGTCATGGAGACACTCAATGATGTGCGAATGTAACTCTTGCAAGTGCGGTCTCATACCGACAAAGGCACTCTCAGATGGTGTCAAAGAATGGGTGGAAAATAATCCACCGACAGAGTTAGACAACAACAACAACGAAGAGGGGGAACAGTAATGTTCACAGCACCAACGCAAGGTGGCGGTGATTCAGTCAAAGTCGCAGACTTGGCAGGAAAGCTGCTTATCATCACACCGATTGAACACAAGAAAGAGATCACAACCGTTCACGGAGTCACAGATGCAATTGAAGTCAACATTGTTGACCTTGATGGCGATGAGACACACAACAACATCTTGTTTTTCAACATTGCATTGAAGAATGCACTCAAGGACAAGATTGGTCAACGAGTTTTAGCACGCATCGGACAAGGAACGGCCAAAGCCGGAAAATCTGCCCCGTGGGTTCTCATTGATGCCACAGGCAATCCTGATGATCTAGCAAAGGCGAACGCCTTCATCGGCGGTGGCAATGCGAAAGCATCCGCCCCTGCCGCACCGCAAGCACCGATTGACACAAACAACTTGCCACCTGAAGTTCAGGCATTGTTGAATCAGTTGGGCGCAAAGCAGGTATAAATTTCCTGTGGCTTTAATCCTTTCCTTTCGCCACGGGGAACGAGGTATGGGATTTGCGTTCTTGGGGAATTGCGCAGGTGGGTTCGACTCCCACCACCTCACAAGATAGAAAACTTTGAACGGGGGCAATGAATGAGTGATTATCAGCAAGCAATCCGCGAGGCGATATTCAAGCGAGAAAAAGATCAAGTGGCTATCTTTGAGATTGCCATTGAAGTCGAAAAAATTGTGCGAGAACACATTGCAAGTGAGATTGAAACTCACATTGACTCAGATCACGAAGCGCGAGCATTCACAGTATCGGCTGATATTGCAAGGGGTAAATAATGACTCCATTTTATGAATTCACTTGCGATTGTGGACACATTGCAGAAGTGTTTTTTGAGATGAATGATGACAAAAGAATCATCTGTCAAAGTTGCAAGAAGAAGTTGATGCAACGCAAGTATTCTCTCGGTGGCACCATCTTCAAAGGTGAAGGATGGGGTGGCAAATGATTACGGCAGTTTCATTGTTTGCAGGTGTAGGTGGTTTTGATTTAGCTCTTGAACGAAACGGTGTGAAGGTAGTTGCATCGGTTGAAATAGACAAGAAAGCGCAGGAAGTGCTTCGCCGACACTTTCCGAACTCAACAATTTTCGGTGACATCATGGGGGTAACAGGTGAACAACTCATCGCAGCAGGATTTATTCCAAAATCAGGAATCATCACAGGTGGATTCCCCTGTCAAGATTTATCAGTTGCCGGTAAGCGAGCAGGATTGGGCGGAGAACGGAGTGGACTTTTCTGGCAAATCTGCCGACTCCTTGACGAAACAAGAGCGCAAAACTTTATCCTTGAAAATGTTCCTGGCTTACTTTCCTCAAATAACGGAAGAGACATGGCCGTTGTCGTTGAAGCGTTGGTCAAGCGCGGGTATCGCATCGCCTACCGGGTGCTTGATGCTCAACACTTCGGAGTTCCCCAACGCCGCCGTAGAGTGTTCATTGTCGGATGTCTTGGAGACACAGGGCGATCACCTGAAGAAATACTCGCTATCTCCCAAAGCCGCCCAGGGTATCTTGCGGCGAGCAAATCGAAGAGAAAAGACATTGCCACCCCAACTTCAGAAAGCGTTGGAAATAGTCGCACAGTTGCAGCCTTAACTGTTTCTGATTTAACCAAAGGAATGACATCACATCAATCCGTTGCTTCAGGCTTTCTTCAGGTTGCAAATGATATTCACGAAAGCTAAACGCGCACAAAATGTAAATGATTATGAATCTTGGATTTCGGGGGGGGTAGCACCAACATTGAACGCAATGGATAACAACGGCGAAGCATATGCAACGGTGCTGATTGTGGCAGTTGATGGTTACAACCAAACAATTTCAAATGTCAATCAAACTTTACGAGTGGGGTCAGATTTGGACAAAATGGGGATGGTTTTGATCATTGACGGAACTCGTGTTGATGATGTCAGAGTGTATGAAGATGGCATTGTGCCAACAGTTATTTCAAGATATGGAACAGGTGGGGGGAATGTGCCGATGATTTTTAGTCACACGCAAGGTTTAGATGCTCAACCAAGTGAAACAAACTCGCCAACTTTGAGAACAGGTGGTTCAGGGATGGCAGTTGCATATTCAGTCAGAGAAGATGCGAAAGCCAATAATTTTAGTGCTACTGAAACAGAAACATCATTGACTCTTCAAGGTCATTTGCCATCACCACAATCTCATCATGCACAGTTGTTCCTTGCGGAAACTTCAACTGTTCGCCGATTGACACCTGTTGAATGTGAGCGCCTTCAAGGGTTCCCTGACAATTGGACAGATGGACAAGCAGATTCAAACCGATACAAGCAAATGGGCAATGCAGTTGCAGTTCCTGTCGTTGAGTGGATCATTTCACGGATGGTCGGCAACTATGAATGAACTACTGCCAATCGCGCTGCGGTTCCTGAAAGAAGGAATCTCTGTCGTTCCTGTCGCCAATGACGGCTCCAAGCGACCTGCCTTTGCCTGGCAACGCTTTCAAGAGGAACTGCCCAACACCGATGAATTGTTGATGTGGTTCAAGAATGGTGTTGATGGCATTGGCGTTGTCACCGGCAAGGTCTCTGGCAATCTTGAGATGCTCGAACTTGAAGGTCGCGCCGTAGCTCAAAAGATACATCTTGAGATCGCAGAGATTGCCAATAACTCAGGATTGAAAGAGTTATGGGAGCAATTGAACTCAGGATATGTGGAGATGACACCTTCAGGTGGACTTCATTGGCTTTACAAGATTTCAGATGGCGAAGTTCCTGGCAATACAAAGTTGGCTCGCAAACCAGGTGAAGGTGGCAACGATGTGCTTGCCGAAACTCGCGGTCAGGGTGGGTTCACTATCACCGCACCGTCAGGTGGCACCACACACCCTTCAGGTGGCAATTGGACATTGATTGGCGGTTCAATCGAGACCATTCCAACAATTACGATGCAGCAAAGAAATGCCCTGCATGACCTCTTTGCGATGTTTGATCAGATGCCAAAGGTTGAATCTATTCAGGCAGATGTGGTCAAGCGCGATGACTCGTCATTGTCGGCAGGTGATGACTACAACGCCAAAGTCACTTGGGAATCTATCCTTGAACCTCTTGGGTGGACTAAAGTTTATTCAAAGGGCGATGCCACCGCATGGCGCAGACCAGGCAAGAATGAAGGCGTATCTGCCACGACCAACTTCAACGGCAATGACAAACTGTTTGTATTTTCAACAAGCACCATTTTCAACGCTGAATCCTCATACTCCAAGTTTGCAGCATACGCACAGATTGAACACAATGGAGATTTCAAACAGGCAGCCAAAGCCTTGCGTGAGAAGGGTTACGGAGCATCACACGAGCTGAAAACCGATTGGGCAGGGTTAGATGTTCACGCCCCATCAATGGTGCAGTTACATGATGAGAATGAGGAAGTTGCCACAAGTTCTTGGATTCCACGCGAGATTTGGAATGAGAACTTTGAGGAAGAACCGCCACCGTCAATGCTTCGCCGTGAGGATGGCAACTGCATCCTTTATGCAGGTAAGGTCAACGCACTCTTCGGTGAGTCTGAGTCAGGCAAGACTTGGGTGGCACTTGAAGCGGTGCGGCAGGAGTTAGCAAGGGGCAATTGTGTTTTCTACATTGACTTTGAGGATTCTGCCCGTGGCATCTTTAACCGCCTTCAAACCCTGAAATGCGACATGACGAAGCTAAAGTCGTTCAAGTATGCCAACCCTGATGAACCATTGGGTGAGGGCATCGGTGAGATTATGAAAACCGAGATCGGCAAGTTCATGCCAACCTTGATTGTCGTGGATGGTGTCAATGCTGCGATGAACTTACTTGGGCTTGATTTGGAAAAGAATAAGGATGCAACCACCTTCACTCAGAAGGTTCTCAAACCTTTGAAGATATTTGGCGCAGGGATTCTGACCATTGACCATGTGACTAAGAGCAAAGACAATCGAGGCAACTATGCCATCGGCGCTCAAGCCAAGCGAGCTGATATTGATGGGGTGGCAATTGCCTGTGATGTGTCCTTGCCATTTGGTAGAGGCATTGACGGGGCATTGGATTTGAAGGTCACTAAAGATCGCCCTGGCTATGTCCGAGCCTTATGCCCTGATGCAAAGACACTTGGCGTTGCCAATATCCGAAACGGCAAGGATGGGTCAATCTCGGTCTCAATCTCAGGTGGCACCGTTGCCATCGCCTCTGCCGACTCTCGCCTTGAGTTGGTCTCACAGTTTATGGAAGCACATGGATATGAGATGGGCTTGAATGAGATCAGAGAAAAGATTCGCAAAGAAGGTCATAAGATTGGCAACACCGAGATTTCTGCGGCTCTGACATCGTTGGTCATGAGTGGTCATATGTTGATGAAAGAGGAAGGACAGAAGAAATTGTTCAAGCACAAGAAAACTTTTGTGGTCAATGATGTCCGAACTCTTGAGACTTTGCCTGTGGATAACTCTTGAAAATGCAACCGCGCCGAACCGCGCCGAACTGTTCCGCTATTTTCTCGGCATACTGCCGACAACCGCGCCGACACGCCCCCTCTTTAGAGGGGCGTGGGGCGCGGTTCGGTGGCACGCTCACGGATCGGTTATCTTAATGAATTTCAACTTTGAAGCAATAAACTGCCGAGCCTGTGGAAAACTTATTTGGAGCGGTTTATCATCGGCAGGATTTGACACGAAACTTGATACGGCTCGACTCAACATTGCCGAAGAGATCGTGAAGATTTTGCAGGGTGCAAGAACCTATGAATGCCACAAGACAGTTGTTTCATTTGAGGCAGTCAGAAGAACTTCAAGTCGGATCGCAATGGGAACCAATCCCAACGCCATCACCCTTGCCACCCACCTATGTTCAACCATGCACCTGTTTGAAACACCTGACATGGCACCTGCCTATTGGGGCAAGCCAAAGCCAATCCAAGAGTACGAAGGAGTTCCTTTCTGATGAACTGCAACATCTGCCAACGAGCGACCAAGAAAGAGGGCGCGTGCATTGTGTGTGAGCTGAAAGTCAAGGCGTGCCTTGTTGAACTTCCTGCCCTGCAACATGAGTCAAGTGAGCATCTTGCCCCTGCAAGGACAGGATCGGGCGCGGTGAGTGCAGAGCGTTCAATCGGCATCAATGTCAACGCATTGGACTTCTCAATGGCAACTGACCTGCTCCACATCCTGCATGGGTGGGAAGTGCCGATTCGGATTGGGCGTGGGCTGACACCACCTGCCTACCTAGACAAAGAGCCAACGATTGAGGCAGAGGTGGATGCCACCTGCTCGTTCCACCTTGCACACCTTGACTACACTTTGTTTCAGCCGTGGGCAGTAGAATTCGCAGCAGATGTCTATGGTCTCCATGCCAAAGGCAGAGCAGCAGCAAAGAAGTTCTCTGAACAAGCCAGGCGCATTCCTTGTCCTAGTGATGAATGCAAACGATTTGTTGTCATAGATGTTGAGAACTTATCTGATGAGGTCTCTTGCTTCGGGTGTAAGCAATCGTGGACAGTAGCTCGATTGGTGAAGTTGGCGATGAGCAATCCGAACCGAAAGTTCTTTCTTGATGTTGAGGCAATCAGTTTGTGGCTCAAGATAAGTCAGCGAGAGATTTATCGGATTGTCAAACGCCATGACATTGAAAAGCGTGGAAGCCTTTACAACTTCGGAGACATCTTGAAAGTGGTGCAGATATGAATGATTTGACAAAGTTGGCAATCAATTATGCTACGCTTTCGCTATCAGGTTTTGCTATCCCTGCAACAGCATATGGATTCACACAATGCTGAAGATAATCATAAACATCGGTGATGTCGCAACTGAGTTGATGACAGATCAATCACTCTCATTTGATGCCATTGAATCTTTACTTAATCGTGCAGTTCAATCAACTGTTTCCTCATACCTTTCATTACCTTCTGAGGATCGCCTTGCTGCACTTGGATTGGATACTTCTGACGATGACGATGAGGAAGAGGACTGACACAACTTCAAAGTGTCGCCGATGCAAAATAGATTTGCCTCTTGATTCATTTCATAAAGATAAGCGAACACCTAATGGTCACTATGACATATGCAAAAACTGTCGCAATAAACATCGCATGATTACAAACATCACAGATCAACAGTACGATGCGTTACTTACAGCACAAAACAATTCATGTGCAATCTGTGGCATACATACATCAGAAGCAGAGCGCGGTTTAGTTGTTGACCACAATCATGAGACTCACAAGATTCGTGGACTCTTATGCACACGATGCAATGTAGGGCTTGGGTACTATGGGGATGACACCACCAAGTTGTCAATGGCAATTGAGTATTTGATTAAGACTGATGGTATTGCCTAGACCTTGCAATGGTTGTGGTGTTGTTGTCAGAGCATCTCGATGTGATAGTTGCAAAAGATTACAAGAGCGCAAGAGACCGAAGCGTTCAGATCGTGGATACGATAGCAAGTGGCATGAGCTATCTAGAACGATGCGAGCGTTGCAACCATTTTGTACAATCTGCCATTCAACCAAAGATTTAACTCTTGACCACATCAAGCCATTGTCACAAGGTGGTTTGTCAATACCAAGCAATGCACAAGTCTTATGTCGAAAATGTAATAGTCGAAAAGGTTCACAATAGCCAAGACCCCCCGGTGGCACACATGGGTACACGGCAGATTCGCAAAACAAGCGTGATAGCGTAAC